TAACTATTAAAACCCGCCTGATGATAAATCTATGCTTAAATCCATCCAAGATAATAAGTGCCAATCAGTAGCACTTTCACATACCCACATAGTTACATCACCAGCAGCAGTTGTTATATTAGTTGTTCCACCATTTAACTCTGAACTGGTAACATCATATACAGTTGCCCCGCCTGATATAATTGTAATAATTTGTCCACATATACCACCATCAAACTGGTCTATAGTAACACCATCACCATGTGATTTAAAAATATTGCCAGTTGATACATCAGGACTTGTGTCTCCACTTGACATAGTAACAAATGTTGAAGACGGCCCATTTGCAGCAAAAGAACCGACTACTTCAAGTTTAGTATCTGGTGTAGCAGTCCCAATACCAACATTGCCAGAAGAGTCAATTCTCATTCTTTCAACTATATTATCAGCACTTCTAAGGGCAAAAGTAAAGTCACCATCTTTTGCACCTTCATTAGTAAGAGCTATTCTACCTTCGGGGTTTGTAGTATTATCAACAGAAAAATACATTCCAACATATCCTGCTGACGCATGTGCATTTTTTAACCACAATAAATCACTTCCAGCATTTCTTCCAGCTGATAACGAGGTTGCATAAGAAGTTGAACCTTCATCTTCAAGAGCTAAAGTAACCTCTGGCCCAGTAGCCCCTATACCGACTTTACCATCATCCTTAATAACTAATCTTGGTTGAGCAGCAGCATCATCACTACCATCCTCATCTACAGTACTAAAGTATAGATCAGTACCATGGTTAACATCAGTCCAATTACCAGCAGCAATTGCATAGATACTTGCCCCTGTAAACATAGTATGCGAAGAATCCTCTGCTGCTGTAAAGCTAATCTTACCCAGTTGCTGACCACTTAGGAGAACAGCCTCATCATCAGATGTTAGTTGCAGAATGCCTCCACCAGAACTACCCGAAGCACCAGTCCCTTTGACTGAAAGAACCCTTGATGCATCATTGGCAGAACCTTCAACTTCTAGTCTATAATCTGGTGAAGTAGTCCCAATACCGACATTGCCAGTTTGACCTGCAACACCCATAATAACCATAGATGAATCACCAACGCCAGCAGAAGTCTCGTCACCATTCGTTTCGACACAAAAATGCATATCGCCTACCCCATAAGCACCAGTTCTTTCAAAGAAGATTGCTCCCTTTTTTCTTACATCTGTATCTAGACTATCTACCTTGAAATATAAACCTGCTTCATCACCAGTATTATCCGTATCTTTCTCAATTAATATATCACCATCTCTAACATGCAATAAATCAATTGGTGAAGAAGTCCCAATACCAACATTGCCAGCTTCTGTTATAGCGAACACTGTCGCTAGGTCGGTTATTTGAGCATCAATAGCTCCTGTTGAAGTAGTATTCCTGTAAGATAATAAACCAGTACTATTTGTAAACATCCAATTACCAGCATATCCTGCTGCTACACGATATTTAGTTCCAGTATCATACATATTGAACCATTGCTGGTTAACACCGTCTGTAGCATCACTTGCACTGTGAGAAATAGTATGAGAACCATATGTTCCAACTCCCACTTGCACAGCAGTATATATAGACTGCCATGCTTGAATATCATCTGTTCCAATGCCGACATTGCCACTACCAAGTATAGTCGCAGCAGTAACAACACCATCACCTACTAAAAACTGCATCTTTTGAGTTGCAGCAGTAGCATGATGGTCGTATAGAATAGAACCTTTTGTGCTAGTACCTGCATCAAAGTTAAGAATAGAACTCTTAGATTCATCAGTATGTGAACTTATTATTAAAGTAGAATTATTATCAGTAGATTCAATTTTAGCAGCTAGAGACCCAGTTCCTTGAACATGAAAAAGCTGACCTGGTGAAGCAGTCCCAATTCCAACATTACCTCCATCTTGTAATGTTAATATATCAGTCCATGAAGTTCCTGTTGTATAGTTTGAGAAGTGGAGATCATCATCGGCACTGTGTACCCACATACGCCATTTATCAGCATTGTCATCTCCTTGATCTGCGAATAAATCAAGTATAGCACTATCGCCCTCATCAGCGACTATTCTTAAAACGGAGACATTGCTGCTATAGATTTGGACTGTGCCAGACTTAGTATTTGTGTCAGTTGTCCATGTTGTTGACGTTGAGGACATAAATTCTCCTTACATTAGAGGAACGGATAAAGACCGAACCCCAGATTTACGAGACCTTTGTTTCATCATTTGATTCTCATACATCTGCCTAAAATAACTTGCTTGTTCAAAATTCCCTTGATCTTCATATAGCCTTGATTTTAAATAACACACTAAGGAAGGCTGAAGAGATGTATCAAGACCAATATCAGTATCTAAATCCTCAGTAATAGCAGTTACAGTTTCATACTTTGATTTGTATGTCATACGAATACCATCATCAATAAATAATGATGTAAACGTTCCTGTTTCATTTGTATTACTATCTGAGGATGATCTTGTCATTGTAAATGTATTTGCATCTGAAACAGTTACTGTTTGACTTGCAAGATTATCATCATTAAAATTTGTTGTACCAGATATACTCACTCTATCATTTGTAGCAAGTCCATGAGATGCACTAGTAAATGTAATTGTAGTACCACTACAATCAGCATCCGTTATAGAGCCACTTAAATTACCAGTTCCTTGGAATGTATCAAATTTCTCTGTTGTACGCTCAGATGAATCAGTTGATGTAGTATCAAGTGAAAGTATTGCTAACCGCTGGTCATCATTAAACCATGCGAAATAGTCATTTGGAAAGTTTCTTTCTGCCATATTATTCCTTATTTAAGTTCATCGTCAGATGCATCAGTATCAGCACGAAGTAGTTTATGCGGATCGGTAAGCTTTGGTATCATTATATACCTATCATTCGTATCTAGTATTTCTACCCTTTCAATACTCATAACAGTAGCAGGGAGATCATACCATCTTTTATTCTTTTCAAGATCAGTCAAAGCTGATACGGTATATCCCTGCTTCTTATTAGCTATATCTATTAAGCCATCATTAATAACTTGTATAAGATAAGTCTCGGAATTTCTTCCAAACGTCTTCTCTAACTGTGATAGCATATTTTTAACTGTCATGATTACACATTTTCTAATATAGCTGCTACTTGAATATTAACAGTTGATGAACCTTGGGCACTAGGCTTACCATCACTATCTAAAGTGCAAGATTTACCATGTAATCCTGCCACTGTAAGATTAGGAGTTTTAAGTATCACCATCTCTCCATTTCCAAGTATTATAGTATCAATAGTATTATATGCTGCATCACCTGCCGATATAGATATACCAATGCCTTCTGTCGAGGTGGTCGACACATTTTTTATTGCTATCCATTTAACCTTATCTGTTGTAGCAACTGCTGCTGCTACTCCTAAATAAGAATCACTTGTATCTAAAATATCTGTTCCGCTATGAGTAACCCCTACTTCTGCAAACACCCATGCATCATCATCCCCTGAGACTGGTGTATAATTATTAGTTCCTCCAAGAGATGATCTTACGTCATCCATAAAAACTGATGCCGAAGAACTACTTATTGCTTGATCTGCCATTTTTTATTCTCCTTGTTGTTGTGTGCCTTTTAATGCTGCAAGTCCAGCAGCATAATCAGCCTTTAATTGTGTATACTGACCTTGATACCACTGATAGTCAGTTGTCTGTTTTTGTAATCTTGCTGAAAAGTCACTGACTTCTCCAGTATATTTTTGTAAAGTTGATGCATTAGAAGCAGAGACCTTCCCTACTTCTGATGTATACTTTTGCATACTTGTATCAAATGCAGCTCTATTCTTTGTAAGGGCTTGTGTAAATGTTTGTACATTTGTATTAACTTCTGCACCATATGTCCCAACCTCTGCTTGATACTTTTGTAATTTACGTGCCTCATCAGCATCACTAAGTTGTGCATCTTGAACATCTTTTTGTAATTTAGCTTGATATTCAACATTGTCATCATTAAATCTATTTAATTCATTTTGTAAATTAGCTGAATACTCCTGAAGTTTATTAGAATAGTCAGTTTGATATTTTTGAAAATTCTGATTCCATTCTACATTTGTCCACTCTTGAACTTTTGCATTGACCTCAGAACTATATGTGCCTACCTCTGCCTGATATTTCTGTAATTTTCTAGCTTCATTAGCATCACTAAGCTGTGCTTCTTGTATTTTTTCCTGTATAGTTGCTTGATAAATTGTATTCTCTTTATTAAATTTATTTATTTCATTCTGCATGGCTGTGCCAAATGCTTGGAGATTGTCTGATTCTGTCTTTGCCCATGCTGTGTAAACCGTATTTAATTCTGTGGTGTATCGTGATAACTTTTGTCCATATTCTTGCACTTCTTTATTTATATTAGCTTGATATGTAGAAAGCTCGGCTTGATATTTTTGTAATTTCCTAGCATCTTCTTGATTATCAAACTGTGCATTTTGAAGTGATATTTGAAGTTGTGCCTGATATTCAACACTCTCCTTATTAAATTCTGCTTGCTCATTTTGTATATTTGCATTATACTCATTTAGCTGTGCACTTATTTCCTGTAATTTAGCTGATGCAAGTTCCATATCTTCATTTGTATCAATATAAGTATTTACTTGTGCAAAATCTAAAGCAACAGCTGGCTTTGTAAATGTTGGAGCAGTTTGTGAAAAACTAACTGATGTAGTTGCTACATTTGGAACTGCTGGAGC